GGGCGGCCCACCTGGACGTTCGGGTAGTAGGCGCCGGAGGCGTAGCCAGGGGTGAACCGGCCGTCGGAGTTGTCGAGTACCAGGCTTAGCGTGTTCGCGTCACAGGTGGACCGCTCATCCGACCGGCCACCAGAGATGTCCACGCCCGCCGACAGTTCCACATAGTTAGATACGTCGGTCCAGATACGGGAGGCGATGGGGGTGGAGTAGTCGGAGTTGAACGCCACCTCCACCTGGAGGTCGGCGGATGTGGCGGATGTGACCATCAGGCCAGCCCGAGGTCGGCGCCTGACATGCGCTTCTCAGCGAGCAGGAGGCGGCGGATCTCACGGGCGGCAGCACGCGGGTCGGTCACCAGCCCGTTGAAGTTGATGACGATCCCGCCGCCAGTGGCGCCGGCGAGCCGCCCCGGGTTCGATCCCTTCAAAGGCACTACAGCCTCCGGGCCAGCCTCACCGATCAGCGCCAACGTCGGCCGCGTCACAATCCCGCCAGCCGCCATCTTCGGGATAGCCCCAGACTGCCCACCCGGGCCACCCCGCGACACGTAGGTGGTGGTGACGGTGACCCGCACCTCCTTGTGGGTCGGGATCTTGTTGAGCCCGTTCGCAATAGCGTTCGCCTTGTCAGCAGCCTTGTCCATCAGGTCGGCCGCAGACTTCGCCCACCCGAACCCAGGCACCTTCCCCAGCGCGTGAAGCATGGACGCCCACCCGCTCAACACCCAGCCGATGCCCTTCACAATGAACTTGAACGCAGGCTGAAGCGCGTTGTTCCACAACCAGATCCCAGCCTTGCCGACCGCCTCGAGACCAGTCTTCATGCCGTCGAAAGCAGGCTTTAGGGCGTTGTTCCACAGCCACTTGCCGACCTTCGCCACAGCCTCGAACGCCTTCTGAACAATGGCGCGGAATGTGTCGGACTTCTTGTAGGCGATCACCAGCGCAGCCACCAGCGCCACGATCGCAATAATGACTAGCGCGATGGGGTTCGCGGCCATGACCGCATTGAGCACCATCTGCACGCCCGCCATCACCTTAGTGATCGCAGACCACACCTTCGTCGCGGTTGCGACCGCACGCATCGCCGTCGACGCGATCCACAACCCAGCCGCGAGGCCGCCGAGAATCGCCACCAGTGTGCCCACCAGCGTCGTATGATTCGACACCCAGGCGGTCACCTGAAGTCCAATGTCGACCATAGCCTCCAACGCCGGAAGCACCGCCGCGCCGATCTTCTCCCCAAGCTCACCCAACTGGGTTGTCAGGATCTTCTGCTTACCCGCCGCCGTATCGGCCGCATCCGCCGCCGCACCCTTATGGGTGTCCGCCAGATCCTTAGTGATCGACTTCAAGCTCTTGGTCTTACCCTCGGCATCCTTCGTCTTGATGCCAAGCCTGCCCAGCGCCCCAATGTTGCCGTTCTGTGCCCGGGCCATCGCCTCAGACACCTGGGCGTACGACTTCCCTGTCCCCGCCGCCACATCCATAGCCAACGCAGCCAACTCCTGCGACTTGCCCACGTCGCCAGTCGCAGCCGCAAACCGCGCCAACGCCGGACGCAGCTCGTCGTCGGTGATCCCCGTCGCCTTGCCCTGTGCCTCGATCCACTTCTCGGTTGAAGCGATCTGCCCATCCGACGCGCCCGTCGTGTTCCGCAGCGTGTTCGCCAGCTTGCTCTGCGCAGCCTCGTCAGCCGCCGCAGACTGGCCCATCTTGAACAGCGCCACACCACCAGCGACCGCGCCGGCCACCAGCACCTTGCCGGCCATCTGCCCGACCCGGTCCAGCCTGCCGCCGAGCTTCCCGAACTTCTGCTCGACCTTCGCGGCCGTCGACCCAGCAGAAACGTCCTTCCCGAGGAACTCGACCGTGATCCGGCGATTAGACGCCACGGGCTTCCTCCTCACGGGCCTTCTGCATCTGGGACAGGTACTCCGACACTTCGCGCAGCGTCATGCGTTCAACGTCCATCGGGGTGATCCCGTAGAACTGGGTCAAGGCGGGCAGGCTCCCCAGGAGGTCCCGCCTCAGGCTTCCGGGAGTTCACCCTCCGCCGACTCGTCAAGGTCGGCCAGGTCGATCTCGACGTCGTAGCCGATAGCGGAGGCAACCTCGGTGTAGTCCAGCAGCGGCTCACCGTTGATCCGCCGCGACAGCCACACGATCCCCGCGATCACGTCAATGTCGGGGTCCGTGGCCGCCGCGGTCATCAGGCCACGGAACGAGAACCCGGTAGCCCGACGCAACGCCGCCGCATCCAGGCTCGACAGGTCCCCCATGCGAACCTCGTAGCGTTCCCCGTCGACCAACACGGCGATTCCGGCATCCAGCTCAGCCTTGCGGGCCGCCTCGGATGCACGGGTCTGCCTGCGCTGCAACGCCGGCCGCTTACTGTTGCTCACGACTCGAGTCCCGCCCTCCGGATCAGGTCGTCCAACGCCGCCCCGTACTCTTCTTCGATCCGCTCAGCGTCCCGGCGGATCGTCGGATACAGGAAGTAGCCGGCATCCTCACCGGTGCCGCGCCACGGCTCGAACTGCATCGTCGTCGGCCGCCGCTGACCACCGAACTCTGCACCAGCCGCGAACGGGTACGCGCCGCCACCCAACGAAACGCCCGCATACGCGGACCCTGCGGACGCCTTCAGCGACGGGGCAGCCTTCGCCGCCGTCGAACCCAGAGCCGAGGCTGCCGAGCGGGCGTCGTCCGCGACGAACTTCGCCACCTCACGATTAGCCTTCCGCAGTTCCTTCTCCAGGTCCCTGTCCAGCAGCCGCAGCGCCGCCTGCAACTCAGGGAGCCCCTCGATGCTGATCCCGGTCGCGTCGGCACCCAGGCGTTTACGCGCCATCGTCAGGCAGTCGTGTCGGCGCTCTTGTAGGTGATCGTGCAGGCCGAGTTGGTGCCGTCGAACAGGCCCACCCCGGACAGTTCCTGCTCGATGGCCTCCACGCCCTCCGTGGCGGCCTTCCATGCGTCGAACCGGGCCGCGGGGATCGACACTGCCAGGGATGGATAGATGGTGGAGCCCAGCAGTGTCGGGCCCGTCCACGTCGCGGTGATCGCAGCGAGCGCGCCCGTCGCAGTCGTCGACGCGGCACGGTTCCGGTTGGCGACCGAGTCGAAGTCCGCCTTCATCGACCAGGTGATCTCACGCCGCCCCGAAAGCGGCTCCTTCTTCGCGGTGTTCCCGCGAAGCTGCCGCCGGTCCACGTCGTAGCCGTTGTTCCCCGATACCGAGAACTCGGTCACGTCGAACGAGGAGCCGCTGACCGTGACCACCGCACCCGCCCACGTCAGGTTCTCCATGCCCGCCGGGTAGGACGCGGTGGCCAACGCCGTCGCGGTCGTGGTCGACTGGAAGTCCAGGCCAAGCTCGGCCACCAGCAGATCCTCGACCGTGTTGGACAGGGTCCACTCGGTGACCTTGCCGCCCGCGAACGTCACAGCCTGATTCGTGCCAGCCGGCGAGAGCGGCCGGTTCACCTGCGCCGTGAACGACTTCCCGTACAACTCGCCCAGCGTCCCCGTGTGCGTGTAGACGGTCGTCTCCGCCGGACCCGTGGTGGCGGTGCCGCCCAGCATGTGCGCCAGCCACCAGCCGAACCCCTTCGTCATGACGGGGATCGTCACCGACCCCGCCGCACCCGAGAAGTACGGCGTGAACCGATCCGAGCGGCGCACACCGTAGCCGCCGGCCCGCAGCGGGTCGCCCTCGGTGCGCCCGTAGGTGTCCTCGATGTTCTCCGAGTCGTACTCGAAGAACCGGTCGACGACAACGCCGGTGCCGTAGGTGGACTCGGTCTTCACGCCGAGCTGGAAGTCAAGCAAGCCCATGACTAGGACTCCTTCTTCGTGGTGGCGGCCTTCACGGGCGTGAAGTTGTCAGGCTGGTTGGCGAGGTCGGCGGGGCCGTCGAACGTGTCACCGGGGGCGACGGTCGCCCCTGCCACGTCCACGGAGTCATGCGGGCCGGTGTAGGTGAATTTCACGAGCAGGCTCCTCAGGTGAGTCGGGCGCGCCACGAGACGGTCAGAGAACGGATGGAGCACATGCCGGCGTCAACCTGCACATAGTCGGCGTCCCAGCGGGTCACCAGCAGGTAGTTGAGCCCGGTCACGCCGAGCTGGTTGGACTTGCGGTCCGCGATCCACTCCTCGACCACTGTGGCGATCTCGTCGGCGCGTTCGTCGGCCTCCAGCAGCGACCCGCCCGGCACCCGCACGAGGATGTTCAGATCGAAAGTGCCCTGTTCGTCGCGGTAGTTGCGGCCGGAGCGCATCGCCGCCGGGGGAGTAGTCCCAGACGAACGGCCCGTGTAGACCTGCTCCAGTAGGCCCGGCTGGAACGTGAACCCGTAGGACACTTCCCCGTCGATGGTGAGAGCGTCCGCGAGGCCGTCGATGACAGCGGAGCGGACCGCGACGCCTACCGAACCGGCCATCAGGCAAACCCGATGTTGAGCCGCTCAGCCCACGCCTGGATCACCGCATCCACCTCCGGATATCCGGTCGGGTTCCGGTTCCCCGGCACCACGAACTGCACGGTGCCCTGCTCCGTCGACATCGACGTACGCCGGTCATCCATCACCGACGACGACGAGGTGGATACCAGATAGGCACGGGTGCCGCGCAGCATCGCCTCCCGCACGTCTGCGGGCGGGACGGCCGTGTAGCCGTCCAGCCACTCCACGGCAATGTTCTCCACACCCGCCGGCCACGCGGACGGGGACGTGGAACCGGCCGGGTAACGCCGCAGCACCCCGTCACGGGCCGTGTACGTCTCCCCGGTCACCGTCACACCGCCCACCGTCACCGACAGAACCTCGAGAACGTGCGCGGACGGCATCACCACGCGGGTGGAGCCGTCGCCGTCCAGGGTGGCCGACTTGACGCGGCCAACGAACGACGTGCCCACCTCGCGTTCGAGGATCGCCGCCATGTGGTCTGCGACCGCCTCGCAGCGGGCGTCCGGGTACTTCA